TCTCCTGAGTTTCTACGTGCAGACACAGCAGAACAAGATTTGCGCAACACAGAACTTATTCTAATGGGAGGCAAAGGTTGTAACTTTTGGGCAAAGATATTTGATGTAAAAGTAGAAGTTTGTGATCCAGAAGCACTTATACTTGCCAAGTATGCTCGCAACAGCTTCCTTGCACTAAAAGTTGCATACTTTAATCAACTGTATGATTTGTGTAAAGCACTAGACATAGAGTATGCAGCCGTTGCACACTACACAACAATGGATCCTCGTATTGGAGACAGTCACAGTTTCATTACAGAAGAACGAGGCTTTGGCGGACATTGTTTTCCTAAAGATGTAGAAGCACTCATAAGAACAGCCCAACGAGATAACGTTGAGCTGTCAATATTGCAAGAAGCATTAGAATATAATCGTCGTATTCGTAAGCCTTAGTGCTGTGGATTTTCCTTGCCTTTGGCATAAAGATCTAAATAGGTTATATAGTTGCCTATAGAATGATCTGCAAAACTGTCTACGCTGCCGTGTTTCAGTCCCATCCATAGGCCACGCATCTTGTCTTTGAATCTCTGCATACTTGTCATCTTACGCACATTGCCATATGCATTTAGATAGTGTTCTGTGCCGTGGTGTGTATACCCCATAATACGTAGAGGTACAGTTGTGACTATGTCATTGTTGTTTACCCAACGGTGATGTTCTACACCAAGATGTACACAGTATTTCTTCCAGCCTACTCTTGGTGAACCGTAGGTGTATAGTTCTACAGGATCAGGAACCTTAGTGTTGTACATACAACGGCTCGCCATAATAGTTGCCATTGCTGCACCCAGCGAATGTCCACAGAACCATAGTTTTTGTTTTGGTTGTTTTGACATTAGATCTGCCATTACCATTGGCCATAACTCGTCTACCTCTGCTTTGAATCCTTGATGCACACGGCTTATGGTCTCTGCTACTACAGGCATTGCTTTTAGATCTGCTTTAATGTCGTTAAACTCAGTAGGTTGTGTACCTCGACACGCAATTACCATATCTGTTTTATTTGCAAAACGGTATGCCTGTGCGCCGTCTTTGTTGTAAAATTCTACTTCTGTAAAGCCTAATTTTTCTGCTTGTGTTTTTGCTTTTTTGATGTTATTATAAGCTATCTGTGATAGTTTAGCGAATAGTAAGGAGCGTTCTTCAAAACGCATTTTAGATATAGACAATATATTACCCTCCAATGTTTTAAATATTTATTATTGTAAGACACTAAATACTGTAATAGATACGCAATACTACTATACGGAATAAAAAAATGAAAAAACGTACAAGATCTATATTAGAGGAACTAAACACAGTTCACGGTAGCAAAGATAAAGATTATCTTATTGAAGCTACTGCTAATAATATAATTGAAAGTTCAATAAATTTATTGAGCCGTATACATTCTTCTTATGATTTTGATACGGCAAGTGAATTAGAAAGACGTTTTATCAATAGTATTAAATCAGGTGATCCTCGCAAATTCCGCAGAAGTATAAACAAAATAATCGAAGGTAGAAAGAATGACGATTCTTAAAGAAGGCGGTAATGTTTTTAAAACAGAGCAAGGTCCATTAACACAACGTATTCCAACAAAGGCTGTTCATCCTACTATACAGTTTATTGAAAAGATTACAGGACTTACTTTCGATGAAGAAGATTGGCTAGGTACTACTGGTAAAAAGAATGATCCAGATGGATCGTTTGAAAAGAATAGTTCAGGTGACTTAGATCTAAACACCGATGCAAACAAAGTAACTAAAGAAGAACTAATCGCTAAACTTACAGCGTGGTGTAAAGAGCAAGGCATACCTGAAGATGAAATAATGAATAAAGGTCGTAAGTTTACAGGTGGATGGATTCATAATGCAGGCGACCAAGTACACTTCCGTGCTCCTATTCAAGGCAGCGAAGGATATGTGCAAACAGACTTTATGTTCACAGACAACCCAGATTTACAACGTGGATCTAAACGTGGCGGCACAGAACAATACTCAGGTAAAGACAGAGCTATTCTATTATCTAGTATTGCAAGAGGCAGAGGACTAAAATTTAGTCCTAAGTTTGGAGTAGTTGATCCTAACAAAGGTGACGAAGTAGTTGCAAACAATTGGAACGAAATTGCAGTAGTACTACTAGGCAAAGGCGCTACAGAAGCAGACACACATACTGTAGAAAGTATGCTTGCAAAACTTAAAAGAGATCCTAACTATGAAGAACTAATTGCTCCTTGGAAAGAAGCAATGGAAAAAGAAGGTAAGTCAGTGCCTGAAACACTGGCAGATCGTAATCACAATCGTGTAGTTGAATTAATGAAGGCACTGTCTAGATGAGATTTTACGAAATAAAAGGCGGCGGCAAAGCAGCCGATCAAGTCAAAGGTAAGGATCCAATGCCTGCTAAAAAGAAGCGAGGCAAGCATCCTTACGAGAGACAACTTGTAGGATCTAGTTTTCAATACACAGGCAACGCAATTACAGAAGCAGCTAAAGTAGGTCGTGAGTATCAACACCTAGAGGATCTTGTGTTTGTAAAAGGATCACAAGGCGGAATGGAAGCAGCAGACATCCTTGAAAAGCTAGGCTCAGACTCGGGCGATGTTGCTATCAAATGGGACGGCAATCCTACTATCTATTGGGGACGTGAACCAGATGGAACATTTGTACTTGTAGGAAAGAATGGTTGGGGTAGAAACAAATCAACCAGTGCGGAAGATCTAAGCAAGTTTATACAGAACTCAGGTAAAGGTGCAGAAGAAGAACCTTGGCGCAAAGACTTTGGCAACGAAATGGCCGAAGTGTTCAACGTAATGAAAGCAGCTACACCACCAAACTTTAGAGGATATGTATACGGCGATTTATTATACAGTCCACGTAAACCTTTTAGCACTACTGATGGCGCAGTAGAATTCCAACCCAACAACGTCAAATACACAGTCGATACGAAAAGCCCTCTTGGTGGACGCATAGCAGGTTCAAAAGTCGGTGTAGTAGTTCATTCAAAGTTTGACGAGTGGGGCAGCAAGTCTGGCACACCTATTAAAGATGTAAAAGAACTTAACTCTCAAGACGCAGTAGTGCTAGGACAAACATATGTCACACATCAACCTACAGTGAATACAAAAGAGGTTGACAGCATAAGAAAAAGAGTGCAAAGTAGCTCTAAAGCAGTAGATACATTTCTGCAAGGTACACAAGGATTGAGTAATCCTGCAGGAATTATATACACTTATGTTAATCAAATGACTAAAGCAAGGCAGTTAGATAAATTAGAAACAGGGTTTTTTGACTGGCTAAAAACATCAAAAGTAAGTCAAGGACAACAAGTAAAACTAGTAGAACTAGATAAACAAACAAATGGTCTAGCAGCAATACTAGGGCTTGTAAAACAAATTATGTCTGTGAAGGATCATATCATAGATCAATTAGACGATGCTGACGCAGACGTTAAGGCAACTACAAAAGGCGAAAAAGGCGGCGAAGGTTACGTTGCCCTTGGATCAAAAACTAAACTAGTGCCACGTACAAGATGGCAACCAAATTAAGGAAATAGAAATGAAAATTAATGAAGTAACAGAAGGACCACGTGATTCTATTTACGATCGTGGCGCAGGAAAGTTTGTAGAAATTCGCAGACTAGGTAGACAAATTACAAATTCTTTAGAGCCAAGTTCGGGTGTAAAATGGCCAGATGATGCAGTTTGGAACAAGGCAAGTATGCTAGGCACTATGCTTTCTGAATTGCCAGACGGTCAAGCAAAAACACCTGCAGAAGCACTTAAGAAAGCAGGGGTTAATAAGGAAGAACTAGAAGACATTGTAGCTAAAGCAAAACAGGCTAGAGCAGTTAAAATGCCTGAGCCCGAAGAACCAGCAGAGCCAGATGATGACGATATGGATGCAGCACCTGACGATGACGAAATTGCAAGACAAGCTGACCAAATGGCTAGAGGCTAATGGATTTTATTAAAGACCTACACGAAGCAAGAATGACCAAAGACAATGGCAGCTCTAGAAAGCTGACCTATACAGATTGTGGTGAACGGTTATACTTAACTCTGTTGGCTTTAGAAACAATGCGTCAGTACAAAGACTTTGAAGGTTATGTACAAAGGTATTGTAAAAAAACATCAGGCTTTGAGCTTTACAAGTATTACCGTATAATGGGTACTGACTTGTACAATTTTATCTATTTCCTTGTAGGTGATGATAGTGCCCAAGCAAAGCTCAAAGATCCTGGTGCAGCAAAAAAATTAAAAGCAAAAACAAAATTACCTATTTTAGATTTGAATAGATACATTCAATATCTAGGACAAGGTAGACAACCTATGCAGGTTTCAAACCTTTTAATAAAATTAGAAAGTTCTTTAGGCATTACAAATGCCGATTATAAAGCTATAAGAAGAAACTTATCTAATTTCAGCAAACTTACAAAAGCTGAAAAAAGGCTACTAGCCACTAGATTAATATTTGCTGTGCGAGCTAAGTTAAGAAGTTCAGACATTATAGAGGACTTTGAAAAATTTGCTGCAATTAAAAATCTAGAAAAAGCTAACGTCATTGATCCAGAACCTACAGTAAGTATTCCAGATGTTTCTGTAAGTCAGGGTGATCTTGCATTGTACAGATACCTAGTAGGTGATAAAAATCTTGCGCTAACTAAAAAATTCTTATCTGCTGCAAAGGATAATAAGGCTGCAAGTGCAAGTATGGTAAATGCGTATCTTCCAGCAATTGAAATGCTAGACGACATAGTAAAAGCAGGTCCAGCATTTGTACAAAACCTCAGAGCTTTACATTCCAGAGCAAAAAAACGCTAATAAAACCTATTTTTTCTTATTATTGATAAATAATTATATACAAAACGCAAGAGAAGTGCGTTTTGCCATTAGATAATAGGAGAAATAAAATGGCAGAAGTAACAAATAGAGCAGTGGCAAAAGCCGGTAACGGTATGGGCCCAACAACAACAGTTCTAGTAACAGACGCAGCAGTTGCAGACGATGCAGCTCTAACAGCTATCCGTTTAGCACTAGAAACAGACGGCCACACAATTGCAGGTGTAGCTGGTACAGCAAACGGCGCAGGTGTAATGCACATTGCTATCCAAGGCGGTCCAGATGCTTCAGCTTATGCAGCGACAGTAAAAGGTCAAGCACTAAGCGCAGTTGTAACATTCACTGGCAATCCATAATTCCTAACTACCTTAGGGACCGTGCTTAGGCACACTAGAGAGCTCACATTACGTGGGCTCTTTTTTTTATGGCTTTAAATACGATATGAGATTTGATTTATACACTTTAGTAGATATAACTGAAACACGAGCTCGTAGGGGAGATGATCCTAAAAAAGTACGCCAGCAACAAAATTTTCACACAGTGTTACAAACAATAGGACTAAGAGTAAATCCTACATATATCAAAGCACCTCAAATCCTAGATTCAATACCTAAAGATATAAATTTTGGAAAAAAGTATAAGAAAGTAACAAAACTTTGGCGTTATAGTTTTGATATAGAGTATGAAGGTGCATTATCTATAGATATTTTAAATGAAGACTTTCATTTAATACCTATTATTACAGGTTTAGATGAAAATATTTCTTTCGATATACAAGCATTTGATACCAAAAATCCTGACGATATTAATCTAGTTTTCACTACAGATGATAAATAATAATGTTACGTAAGTAACCAGGCACATTAAGACAGAACAAATTAAAGGCCAACTACGAGTTTACTTTACTATGGAGAATAATGTGTCGACAACTCAATTAGAAAGAGAGAATTTAGAAGCTCACGTTGATCTATGCGCTCAACGTTACGAAGTTCTAGAAGGCCGACTTACAAAAGTTGAAGAAAAAGTTGACGACCTTGCTGAATTGATTACAGCTGGCCAAGCTTCTATGACAAAAGTATTGATAGGTGCCACAGGCACTATTATTGCAGGATTGCTATCTACTATTGTCGTTATACTTATAAACCTATCCTAACTCACATAAATAACTGTATGTTACTACGTGAGTTTTTTATTGACCAAATAGAAGACCTTGACGAAGGTCAAACCTGGGCACGATCTGGTAAGAAGGTTGTGCGCAAATATCGTTGTGCTTCAGGTCCGCGCAAAAATAGAGTTGTAGCTAAAATGGCTCAATGTTTTGCTGCCCCTGATATCAAAAAGCGTATGCAGTTCAAAAGAACAAAAGCAAGATTGGGTGCTAGGATGGCAAGGAAAGCACGTAAAACTAAACGTATCAATCCAGCAAGTCGTCGAGTACAGGCTCTGAATAAAAGGAGACGTTGATGTTACTACGTGAGATTACAGAAGGAGTAGCAACAGTTTTCGGTCATAAAAAAAGGTCTGGTACAAAAGGACACGTTGCAAGAAAGTATAGATGCACAAGTGGACCAAGAAAGGGTAGGGTCGTTGCAAAGGCAGCAACTTGTAATGCTCCTAAAAAAATGAGTGCTAGTAACACATTAAAGAGAACAAGAAGAAGTAAAGGCTCTACAATTGACATCAAACGTTCTAGAACGTTTAGAACAAGTCCTACTACTAAAAGATTAGCAAAAGTTAATACTGGTAGGCGCCGAATTAAGCCACGCAAGCGCACAGGAGCTAGAAGTGGCAGGGGAGGAAGAATATGAAAATAAATGAATTAGGTTTACAAAACAATCCTCCTCAAAATCAACAAGCAATGGGTCAGAACAAACAAACAATGGGCGCACCTGACCAAATGGGTATGGATCCGAAGCAAAAGAATATGATGAAAAAGCAGATCCAACAGCAAATTAAAGCTACCCAAATGCAACTCAAGAATTTACAGCAACAATTGGCAGCAATTAAATGAAACTAAACGAACTTATTACAAGTTTTGAAATATTTGTTACCAACGAAGAAAGGTCGTTGTTAGAGTCTATTACTAGACCTGTTCCCTTGAGTTCCTTTGATGAAAGAGATCAAGTCATTATCAATAACCTTATTCGTAAGAGTGTAATAAGTAAGTTACTGCACAACGGAACTGTTATGGTGATGCCAAATGAATTCTGAATATATTGCTAGACAATTAGATGAAATTGTCAATAAAGGTTTAGAATCTGTACCAATCCCGCATCAAAAAGGTAATTCTATTAGGATTAAACATATTGTAGTACGCAAAAGTCCTAAAGGATATCTTATATATAATGCAAAAGAAAATAGGCAGGTAGTAAGAACTGAATTCAAGAGCACTGCTCTAGCTATAGCAAAAAATCTTGCAGTAGGAAAAGATGTAGTAGAAAAGGTAATGTCATTAGAAACAAAGATGTCAAAACATTATAATGATGCAATTTTTTACAAAAATAGTTTAAAAACTACAACAGATCCCTTCAAAAGAGATATAAGGGAAACTAGATTAGATATTGCTTTAGCAGAATCAGATCGCGTAAGAGACATTTTAGACAGATATATTTTTTCATAGAGATAAATAACATATAAACATTCATTTGGGAAGAGATAATGAACATTAGAGAATTTACAAAACCAGTTACAGCAAAATCGCTGAATGAAAGTCTAGCAAAACGCTTTGGCTCAAAAATTAATATTGACGCATTTACTACAGAACAACTTCAAGATGCTCGAAACAAAATTCGCACAAAAGTTTTTAATGTTGAAACTACTGAAAGTTTTGATGCAGTGCAAAAAGAAGAATATTCAAAAAACAAACTCTTCCTTGATGTTCTTAATGCTGCACTAGCGGAAAGAGACGATGTATCAATAGCAATTGACGAAGCGATTCAACAAGTAAACGAAGGCGAAGAAGATAAAGCTGAACTTGTTATGGCAGCAAAAGATATGGTCGACCGTGTTACTGGTTGGATGGAAGACACAGCTGAAATGCAAACTGAATCAATGTTAGAACTAGCTGATGCGATCCGTGATGAAATGGGTTCTGAAGCAAGTGAGTCTTTCACTAACACTGTTAAGCCTGCGCTTGAAGCAATGTATACAGCAATGGAATCAACTCGTATTTCACTAACACAAGGTGTAGGACAATTGACAGGCGAAGCAGATCCAGTAGATGCAATGGGCGACGACGATATGGATATGGAACCAACTGTTGACGGCGATGATATGGATATGGACATTGAACCAGAAGGCGACGACTTTGAAGC